TATTACAGGTAATGCAACACTACAATGTTCTGGTAATGCAAGTGCTATTGGATTTAATCACGCAAACTTTGCTAGTTTTCCAGCAGCTGCAACTTATCCAGGTTCTCCTGCAATTGATGAAACAACAACAAAACTTTATATGGCTTCTGGTTCTGGTTGGATTGAATTGTTATCAGAAAACTCAGCTGTAGAAAATTTATCTAATGTAAATACAACAGGAATTGCAGATGGACAAGGACTTGTTTGGAGTTCTTCTAATACAAGATTTGAGGCAGGTTCAGTTGGTGGGGCACCTGCTAGATACGAAGACGCAACAGCAAGATTAGCAGTAACCGCTAATAGTTCAACTTCATATAGATTTACTTCTCATTATGGAAATACTGACAACCCAGCAATTTATACAAGACAAGGTCAAACTATTGCTTTTGATTTAAGTGGTTTATCTGGATCACATCCATTTGTATTACAAACTTCAAGTGGTGCTTATAATTCAGCAAATAGAATTTCAACTGGTTTAGTACACGTAGAAAATGGAACGGTTACAACTGGATTAAATGCTCAAGGAAAAACTACGGGTACTTTATTCTGGGAAGTGCCACACGACCAAGATACAGTTTATTATGTATGTACTGCTCATAGTGCTATGGCAGGTACGGTAGTTGTTAATAAAAAAGGACAAGGTTTAGAGGCCTCATCAATGTGGTTATTAACATCCAATTTAGCATTAACTGGAAACTCTAGTTTTGCAGATATAACTGCTAACCTTTCAGAAAGTTCTTTAACAGGATATGGAAGATTAGGTGACGCTATGACTGAATCATCTGGAGAATTTACTTTTCCATCTACTGGTATTTGGGAAGTAGAAGCAGTATACAACTTTAGTGGTTCTGATGGTTATGGAAGAGGTGAAATTAAAGTAACCACTAATAATTCAACATATTCAACGGTTGCTCAATCGCAAGAAGAAACTGATAATGATGAATACGCAAGTATGGCATTGATGGCACAAGTTGATGTAACCGATACATCACAAGTAAAAGTCAAGTTTACACAAGGTGGAACCGCAACATCATTAGCAGGTGATTCAGGTTTTATGAGAACAGGATTTAAATTTAAAAGATTGGGAGATACATAAGATTTTTAGTATAAATATATGAAAGAGGATAATAAATGCCAGCAATTATAACGAATAGATTTAGAATACACAACTCGGAGCAATTCCAAGAAGCTTTTTCTGAAGCTTCAGGAAATACTTTTTATCTAGGTATAGGAAGACCGCAAGGTTTTGCTACTTCTACAAGAGCAGACGGAAGAACAAATAACGAAGGTACAGACGCTTTACCAATTACACCATCAGACAACGAAAATACACAAAATTACACATTTGACGATATGTTGGCTTGTAAAAAAGTAGCAGCTTCTAACGTTTCTTTTGTAATTCCAAGAAGAAACTGGACAACTGGCACAGTCTATGATTATTACAGACACGATTATGGAGATTATATAACAGGTGGAACAACAGCGCAAACTTCAAATAGTGGTGCAGCTACTTTATATGACGCAACTTTCTATGTTTTATCTTCTGCTAGAAACGTATATAAGTGTTTAGATAATAATAATGGATCAACTTCAACTGTAGAACCTACAGGAACATCAACAACAATTTTATCAACTGCTGACGGATACAAGTGGAAATATATGTACACTTTATCTGCTTCACAACAAGCAGATTTCTTATCTGTAGATTTTATGGCAGTTTCAACAAACTCAACAGTATCATCAGCTGCTATTGATGGTGCAATTAATGTAGTTAAAGTTAAAACAGCAGGTTCTGCTGGTACAGACGGAACACACACAGGAATTCCAATAAGAGGTGATGGTTCAAATGGTGCAGTATCGGTAACAATTAGTTCTGGTGCAGTTTCGGCTGTGACCGTTACCAACGTAGGATCAGGATATACATATGGTTATATTAGACTTGCAGATATTAATTCTGCTGGTGCTGGTTCATTAATTAGTACAGAATTGGATTGTATAATTGAACCAAAAGGTGGTCACGGATTTAATGCAGTACAAGAGTTAGGTGGTTTCTTTGTAATGTTAAATACAAGTTTAGAAGGAACTGAATCAGCAAACTCTGGAGACGTAACCGTTGCTAACGATTTTAGAAAAGTATCACTAATAAGAGATCCTAAATCTGGAGGTTCAGCTGCTACGTCAACAACAATGAGAGCAACTACAGCAGTTGTTGGTTCAGGAAGTACAGGTTCGTTTTCTGTTGATGAAAAAATATCACAAGCAAGTACAGGTGCAGTTGGAAAAGTTGTAGAATGGGATCCAACAAATAAGATTTTATATTTCATACAAACAAGACACAATGATGAGGGAGTAGATACTAACGGTAATCAAACAGCTTTTAGTGGCACAAATATTATTACAGGTGCAGATACATCGGCAACATTAACACCTGATACGACAACAGGAACAGTTAATAGTCAATCATTTACAAGTGGATATTCTAGTTCAGAAATTGACCACGGTAGTGGAGACGTAGTTTATGTAGAGAATAGAGCGCCAATTACAAGAGCTGCAGACCAAACCGAGAATATCAAACTGATTATAGAATTTTAGGAGAGTTAAATGCCAAGTCCAACAGATTTTAACCTCTCTCCTTATTATGATGACTTTAACGAAAGTAAAAAGTTTCATAGAGTATTGTTTAGACCAGCATTTGCTGTTCAAGCGAGAGAGTTAACACAATCACAAACACAATTACAAAATCAAGTAGAGAGAGTATCAGACCATCTATTTGAAAAAGGTGCTATGGTTATACCTGGTGAAATCGGGTATGATTTAAATTATAGTTCAGTAAAACTTTCCGCAAAATCAAACTCAACATTAGCAGATTATAATGGAATAGAAATAACTGGCGCAACGTCTGGTGTAGTTGCAAAAGTTGTAGGTGTTGCAGTTGCAGACGGAACTGATCCAGATACTTTATTTGTAAAATATTCTAAAACAGGAACAAATAATTCAGCAGTAGAATTTTCAGCAAGTGAAACATTAAATTGTACAATTAATAGTTTGGCTGCTACAGCAACAGTTGATTCAGTTCATACAGGTTGCGCTGCTCAAGTTCAAAAAGGTGTTTACTATATTAATGGATATCACGTTGAAGTTTCTGAACAAACAATTGTTCTTGACAAATATACAAACACACCATCATATAGAATAGGTTTAACAATTACAGAATCTTTTGTAACCCCTAATGATGACGCAAGTTTAAACGATAATGCTCAAGGAACATCAAACGTAAATGCTCCTGGTGCTCATAGATTTAAGATTCTTTTAACATTAGCTAAAAAATCTCTTACTGCTACAGATGACGCAAACTTTGTAGAGTTATTAAGATTAAAAAATGGTATTATTCAAAACCAAGTTAGAACAACATCATACGCTGTAATAGAAGATACTTTTGCTCGTAGAACATATGACGAAAGTGGAGACTATGCAGTAAGAGATTTTGATTTAGATTTAAGAGAACATTTAATATCAGGAACAAATAGAGGTATATATTCAGCAGGAGATGGTGGATTAGAATCTAAAATAGCTGCAGGTATGGGACCTGGTAAAGCATATGTAAGAGGTTATGAAATAGAAACTATAGGTACAAAATTTGTAGATATTAATAAAACAAGAGAATTTGATACAGAAAACAATTTTAAAAGTAGATTTAATTTAGGAAATTATCTTGAAGTAAATAATGTATATGGTTCTCCTGATATTGGTTTTGTTTCTGGAGATTCAGAAGCATTTAAAAATATATCTTTATATGATACAGCAACGGATGCTAGAGGTACTCCTAATGTTGGTTCAGACTCAGGTATTAATCAAATAGGAAGAGCTAAAACAAGAGGATTTGAATATTCATCTGGAACAGCTGCAAGTAATATTTTTGCTAGTAATACAGCAACGTCTGCTGTTTATAAACATTATCTATTTGATATAGAAATGTTTACACACTTAAACATTTTAGAAGCACAAGCATTTACAACTGGAGAAAAAATAACTGGTGGTACTTCTGGTGCTACTGCTGTACTTCAATCAGTTTCAACAACTGAAACAAGTACAATTAATAATATAACTCAAGCAAATCCAACAGTTGTTCAAGCTACAGGCGCACACAACTTACAATCTGGTCAACAAGTTAAAGTTGCAGGTGTAGGAAGTGGTTGGGAAATTGATTCAAGTGTGGTAACTGGTGGAACATTTACAGTTAGAGTTGTATCAGGAACAGATTATAATTTATATAGAGAAGATGGAACAACTGCTATCAATTGTACAAATCCAGGTGCTGGTGGAACAGCAACACACGGAGTTGTTGTAGTTTCAAACGTACAAGGTGATTTCGTTGCAGGCGAAACAATAACAGGTGGTACTTCTGGTAATACAGCAACACTACAAGGAGACTCAATAGGATTTAAAGCAATTAGAAATTATGGACCAAGTGATATTAAACAAGTTGCAATGGCAGGTTCTCCTACATATACTTCGGATGTAAAAACAAAAGATGTTGTCTTAACAGGAACTGTATCCAATTCAAGTGGTACAAAAGTATTTCAAGGATTTGGTACAAGATTTACAGATGAATTAAAAGTTGGAGATAAAGTTTCATATAGAACGGATAATGGATTAATAGAAACAAAAATTATAGAGTTTATAGCAAGTGATACAAGTTTCAATACAACAGCTGCTTCTGGTGCAAACGTAACCAAATCAGATATAACTAGAGGAAGAGGTGAGTTAAAAGACGCAAACAAAAATATTTCTGTTTTTGAAATGCCAAATGAAACAATTAAAACTTTAAAAACAACTGTTAACTCTGGTATAACAGATACAAACTTTGCAATAAGAAGACACTTTACTCAAACTTTAGGATCAAATGGTGACGCAACTATAACAGCAGGAACAAATGAAACTTTTAGTGGATTAGTAGAAAAAGATTTTTCAGTTTCAATTATGGCTATGGGTTCTGGTTCAGCAAGTGCTGTTGGTGATGTATTAAGTTTAACAGGCAATAATCATTTAGGTGGTGCTATATTTACATTAGCAGGTTCTCCAACAGGTAAAACTTTACAATTAGATTTTGGTACTGACTATGCAGGTCATAAAGTAAAAATTTTAGCAACAGTTAATAGAAGTGTTGCAGGTTCTAAAACTAAAACATTAACTACAGGAACTGCTTTACAAGTTACCTCACAAACAGAAATAGAAAGTGGTACAGTTGGTTTAGGAAAAGCAGATGTTTATTCAATAACTTCTGTTAAAATGGCTGCTGACTTTAGTACAAACGCAGTAGCAGGTGATACAGATATTACAGAAAGATTTAATTTAGATACAGGAATGAGAGATAACTTCTATGATATTGGAAGACTTAAATTAAAAAATGGTGCATTAACACCAACAGGAAGATTATTAATTACTTTTGATTATTTCTCTCACGGTTCTGGAGATTATTTTGATGTAGACTCTTATGGAGGTATTGTTGCATACGAAAATATACCTAGTTATACTTCTGATACAACAGGAAGAAAATACGAATTAAGAGATTGTTTAGATTTCAGACCTAGAGTTGATGACGCTTCAACAATAGATAGTGGTACCCAAGACCGTTCTTTTGACGGAACAGGTGCTTCTACAACAGATGTTGTTAAGTTTGGAACAGATATTACTTCTGACTTTGAATATTACTTACCAAGAATAGATAAAATCTTTTTAGATAAAGAAGGAAACTTTAAAGTAGTTGAAGGTGCAAGTGCTTTAGAACCACAAGTACCTAAAGCATTAGAAGGTGCTATGCATTTATATACTTTAGAATTACCATCTTACACATTATCTTTAGATGATATTGCTATTAAGAAAGTTGATAATAGAAGATACACAATGAGAGATATTGGTAAATTAGAAAATAGAGTTGAGAATATGGAATACTATACTCAATTATCTTTGTTAGAGGCACAAGCACAGAATTTACAAATACAAGACGCAAATGGTTTTGATAGATTTAAAAATGGAATCATAGTAGATAATTTTAGTGGTCATAATATAGGTGATGTAGGAAATGTAGATTACAAATCATCTATTGATATGGCAAAAGGTGAGTTAAGACCTATGTTTAATGAGGACGCTGTTAAACTAATAGAGGCAGATGACGATGGTACTTCTATTCTTGCTTCAGATAGAGTAGCAGGAAATTATCAGAAAACTGGAGATGGTTTAACTTTAACTTATACTGAAACTCCTTTAATAACACAACCTTTCGCAAGTAAAAGTGTTAATGTTAATCCATTTGAAGTATTTACTTGGTCAGGTTCAGTAGATTTAACTCCACCAAGTGATGAGTGGAAAGAAACAGAACGAGCACCAGAGTTAGTTATCAATAATGTGGGAGGTTTTGATACGCTAGTTTCTGGTCTTGGTAATGGTGCTTTAAACGGAGTAGAAATTGGAACAGTATGGAATGACTGGCAAGATTTCTGGTCAGGTTCCGTAAGAGATGTTGCAAGTAGAGATGTTGGTGGAAGAGGCAGAAGTGGAAGAAGAGTATTCCAAAGAACAGAAATAGAAACTGCTCAATCAGTTCAACAAACAAGAACAGGAATGAGAAACAGACTTGTTCCTCAAGTTGTAAGAAACTCTATTGGAGACAGAATAGTATCAGTTGCTTTTGTTCCATTTGTTAGAGCAAGAACAATTACTTTCAATGCTACAAGATTAAAACCAAATACAAGAATGTATCCATTCTTTGATAATATAGATGTTGCTTCATATTGTACACCAACAGGTGGTTCATTAGGAGGAAATATTGTATCAGACGCTAATGGTACGTGTTCAGGTACTTTTGCAATTCCTGATCCTACTAACAATGCAAATCCAAGATGGAGAACAGGTCAAAGAGTTTTCAGATTAACAAGTTCATCTACAAATGATTTAAGTTCAGATGTAGAAACTTCAGCAGAAGCAGATTACGTTGCTAGAGGTATATTAGAAACTGTACAAAATACAATTATTTCAACTAGAGAACCTAGACTTGTTAGAAATGCAACTACAGAAAATAGAAGTATTACAAGAACATCAACAAGAGCTTCTGATAGAACAATTGGTTGGGTTGACCCATTAGCACAAACATTTATGATTGATGATGTTGGTGGTGTATATTTAACTTCTGTTGATTTATTCTTTGGTGCTAAAGATAGTAATATTCCAGTTACCGTTCAAATAAGAGAAGTAGTAAATGGTTATCCTGGATCAATAATATTACCTTTTAGTGAAGTAAGTTTAAATCCAAGTTCAGTTAATACAAGTACAGATGGATCAGTTGCAACTAAATTTAGTTTTGCTGCTCCTGTATATTTACAAGAGAATACAGAATATTGTTTTGTTATACTTGCAAACTCAAATGAATATACTGCTTACGTAGGAAGATTAGGAGAAACTGTATTAGGTTCAGATAGAACAATATCACAACAACCATATGCTGGTGTTATGTTTAAATCTCAAAACGGTTCAACTTGGACTGCTGAACAAAACGAAGATGTTAAATTTACATTAAACAGAGCAGAATATTCAAGTGGTATTGCTAAGATTACACTTGTTAATGAATCTTTACCAGCAAGAACACTTAAAAATAATCCAATTAGAACAACAAACGGATCAGATGTTGTTAGAGTTTACCATCCAAACCACGGGATGCACGGTACATCTAATAACGTTACCATCGCAGGAGTGCCTTCAGGAACTTACAACGGATTAGCACATAGTTCAATTAATGGAACATATACAAGTATTTCAAACGTAACCCTAGATAGTTATGATATACAAATACCTGGTTCTACAAACGCAACTGCTTCAGGAGATATTGGAAGTAATGCGGTAACAGCTACACAAAATAGATTATTTGATGTTTTAAATTTAAATATTGCAACAATGAGTTTACCAGGAACAAATATATCTTTTAAAATGAGACCAACAACTGGTAAATCAGTACACGGTTCTGAATCAGAATTTAGTACAACTTCTGTTGCAAATGCAAGTTCTATTGTTGCAAATGATAATATCTATATGACAGCGCCTGGTATGATTGCAAGTCAAGTTAATGAAACAAACGAAATGAATGGTAAAAAATCTTTTTATATAGATGTTGAAATGTCAACTACAAATACTAAACTATCACCATTTATAGATTTACAAAGAGCAAGTGCTTATGTAATTGCAAATAGATTAAATAGTCCAAGTTCTGGTAATACACCAGACTTTGTTGCTGATACAGCAAACACAGGTACGTCAACTGCTGGAGTTTATTTAACTAGACCTATTGTTTTAGAAAATAACTCACAGGCTCTTGATATAAGATTGTCTGCTAATATACGTTCAAGTTCAGAAATAAAAGTTTATTATAGAACGTCTGGTCCTTCTGAAACAAGAAAAATAGAAGATATAAATTGGTTACCATTTAACAATGATGGTAGCGAAGATATTGCAATTGCACCTGCTGAAGATAATGATACATTTAGAGAATACAAATATTCAGCAAGTGGATTAAATGATTTCACTTCATTCCAAATTAAAATTATAATGAAAGGTACTATATCATCATACGCACCTAGAATAAAAGATATGAGAGGAATTGCATTGGCAATATAAGAAAATGGCTGTATTAAAAGTTGAAGGACATAGTGATTTAGTAAGAGATACACAAACAAATGCTATTGTACGTACAAGTAATGAGTATAGTGTTTATATGAAAAGAGTTAAACAAAGAGAAATAGATGGTGATAAAATGAGAGCTGTGTGTGGAGAGATAAATATTTTAAAAGCAGAATTAAGAGAAATAAAAGATTTAATTAAAGGATTAATAAAGTAAAATGGCTGCAAGACAAATAGCAATAACAGATACACTAGAAACATTTAGACAGGAGTTTAATGCTCTGTCTGCTCAAGATTTTGGTGATATAGGTACACTAGACGCTTCAATATCAGCAACAACCGTTATCGGTGCTGTTAATGAATTGTCTGCTCAGATTGGTGCCGCTGAAGGTTGGAGAATGGAAGATTCCTCTTCAACAGTACAGCAAGTTGGTGCAGGTCAAACAGCTAGATTTTTTGGTACATCTAATCAAATAACAGCAGTTGTATCATCACCAGATACATTGACAATTGGTTTTACAAATAATGTAACCATACCAAATAACTTAACGGTTACTGGACATATTTCAAGTGTTGGAGGAGATGTTGGTGTTGCAGGTAATCTAACAGTTTCAGGTTCTGGTACACAAACAATAGGAACAATACAAATTGCAGGTAATGAAATCAGTTCTACTGATTCAACAGAATTAAAAATTGCTGATGGTATGCAAGTTAATGGTCCTGCTAAAATGGGTGTTACCACAATTAATCCTGCAGGCTCAAACAATATTGAATCAACATCAGGTTATACAGTATTTGGATCAGTTCCAACTATTATGAGTAAAGATATTTTATTTTCTGGAGATACAACAGGAAATAGTATTTACACAACTTTAAGAATGACTGATCCTACTTCAAATCAAACTATAACTTTTCCTGACGCAAGTGGAACAGTTATTTTAAGTGGTACATCTAATTATGCAACAGGAAGTATTTTTTCAACTTCGGTATCATTAACTATATACAATTCAGCGGGAGTAGCGCAAAAGACAATTGTTGGCAGTTCTACATAGGAGATAAACAATGGCAGTAAGAGCTCCTTTATACTATGATGGCGGCGACTTGAAAGAAATGACAAGTGCTGAAGTAGATGAATATATCGCACAAACAATTTATCAATACTCATTAAATCCTTCAGTAATATTATCAGTTGTTGCAACTGGTGGTAATTTAGGAACAATAACTGATACAAGACAAACAGCAGGTGCTATGTCCTCAGACGCTTCAGCGTTTCCTAGTGAGGCAACAACAGATGAACCTGGTTCGGTAACTATTAGTTATGATAGATTAAGTTTATCTTCTGGAACAACAACAGCTCCATCTGATTCAGGAAAAACGTATATGTGTTATAAGAGAAGTGATGACGATATACAAGCAATGACTTTACAAGATTTTAAAGATACGTTTGTATTTCCAGCAGCTAATTTAATATCAGGTGCAGGAACAACTTCTCAACAAGCAGGTACTTATCATATTTCAACATCAACATCGGTATCAGGTTCAACGTTAGTAAGTTCAACACCTATATTTTTAAATACTCAAGCAGATACAGCTGCTTATACATCTGGAGGTATTCCAGAAACTTTAGACCAACCAACTACAATTAATTCTTACTACTTACAAAGAATAGATGGTGTTAATAATGCGCCTTCAAGAACACCACTTTATATTACAGGTGGAAATCATTTACAAGAATATTCTACTACAAATTTAAATACATTATTACAAGACGCTATTAGATACGAAGTACATCAAGGTGGTAACGGATATAATATAAGTTATAATTTAGGAACAACAGGTTCAGGTGTTACCAGAGGTTCTGGTATTGCAGACACAATATTAACTGGAACAGGAAATTATCAAACAAGGTTTGTAGGAACAAATGATTATAGAGCTCAAGAGTTTCCAAATGGTTCTCCTACAACAGCGAATACATATTATTTACGAATAAGTAAGAGTTAAAAATGAGATATAAATATTGTTATGAATATATTATTAACAGGTGCTGAAGGATTTATAGGTAAAAATCTTTCTAACTTTTTTAAAGACAAACATAAAATAATTCCAATAGATAGAGATATAGGTAGTAATCTATTATCTTGTAATTTAAAATACGCTGTAGATTATGTAATACATCTAGCAGGACTATCTGGTGTTAGAGATAGTTTTGAAAGACCTACAGATTATTGGAGACAAAACGTTATCGCAAGTCAAAGATTATTTGACCACTTCAAAGACACAAAAATACTTTATGCAAGTTCAAGCACAGCTGCTGAACCTTGGAGAAATCCATATGCAATGAGTAAATATTCTATGGAACAAATTGCACCAAAAAAATCAGTAGGTATGAGATTTACTACAGTATATGGTCCACAAGCAAGAGATAAAATGTTAATACCTAGAATATTAAGAAATGATGTTCCTTATATTAATACAAACCATTGGAGAGATTTTATTCACGTAGATGATATATGTACAGCGATTGAAACATTAATGAATCAAGAAGATAATTTAATTCCTTATGGAGATGTAGTTGAAATAGGCACAGGAGTATCTCATAGATTAACTGATATAATAAATTATTTTTCAATTGATGTATCTAAACAACAACTAGGTGATGAAGGAGAAAGAATAGATAATAAAGCAAATGTAGAATTTTTAAATACTTTAGGTTGGAAAGCAAAAGTAGAATTGAAAGATTATATAACAAAGAATAGGATAACAAACTAATGGCTGTTTTTTCTAAAAAAATAATTGAAGCATATTACTCTAATTCCGAAAATGATACTATTGAAGTTATCTATAGAGAAGGTGATAAAGCTGTTGCTTTTTATTTGCCAGTTGATTATGAGGATCAAAATTATAAAGATTTAATATCTGAATATAGTTCAGAAAAAATAGCACAGTCTACATTAAATAGAAATGCTGTTTATGCAAAACAAATTAGAGATATAGTAAATGCACAAAAAAAGGCTATAGTAAATCAAACTCATAAAACTAATATAGAAGATTTTACAAAAGGTATAATAGAATTTAATAAAGAAGAAAAATTACATCTTGATATTATGTTCGCTTTTAAAGTTAGAATATTTGAGTTAGAACAAGTAAAGAAAAGTACAAATAATGAATTAAAAGCAAAAATTAGAAAAGCAAAAACACCTTTAGAAATTTTAAAATATTATAGTGAGATAGTTAATGATTAATGTTTATTGTGTAAAATGGGGAACAAAATACGATAGAAGTTTTGTAGAAAAATTAAAATCTTCTGTTGCAAAACATCTTACAGTTCCTCATAAGTTTACTTGTTTAACAGATATGCCTGAAATGGATTATGATGAAGGATTAGAATATCCTGAATTGAAAGGTGTATGGCATAAATTATCTTTATTTGAAAAAGTAGGTAAGTGTTTATATTTTGATTTAGATATAGAAATAAATGGCAACATTGATTTTTTAGTTTGGAATGATGAAGACTTTAATAAACTAACATTAATAAACTCTATGAATTGGAAAGCTTTAAAGTCAGATGATAGATTTAAATTTAGAAATAATACTTTAATCAATAGTTCTATTATGCGTTGGTCTAATTCATACGATATATTTGAAAAGTTTATGGAGAAAAAAGATTTATATTTAAGACTATATACAGGTATTGATAGATTTATTTTTAATGAAAGAAATAGATTAAGTTTAAAATATAGAACGTTTAATACAGAAGAAATATCTAGTTGGCAAGAAGATGTTAAGACAAACACAATTATGATATACAATGGAAAGTACAATGATATACGACAAGAAGACGATTAATATTTTAAATAGTTTAGCGAAAAAGTATCCTGAAAGGTTTACAGACGCTTGTAATTCTTTAAATGATAATCAACAAAAAAGTAAATACTGGTTAGTTGAAAAACTAAATGAATATAAATTTGATTTTAGAGATAAGACTAGTGAAAAAGGAATTGACGCATTAGTATTAGCAGGTTGGTATGGTGTTCTTGCGTATATTTTAATAGAAGAATTTAAATTACAAAAAATAAATAGTATTGATACACTTGACTATGATCCTTTAGCAAAGAACGTAGGAAGAATATTGTTTGCGCCTAAAGACGCAGAAAATTTAAAATCAGGTAGAGCAACTTTTGTAAATTACAAATACAAAGATATTAGAAAATTAAAGTATGATTATTTAAATAAATTTGCTTTGGTTACTTGTACCTCTTGCGAACATTTAAATCAAAAAGATATTGACCACGTAGTAGATAGATTGCATTCGGATACACTAGTTGTTTTGCAAAGTAATAATTATAAAGATTGCAACCAACATATTAACATAAGTGAAGATATAAATGAATTTAGAAATAGATATACTGATAAGTTAGATAATGTAAGAGCATATGTAAAACCTTTTGTTAGTTATGATAGATATATGGTAATTGGAACAAGGAGAAAGAAAAATGTCTAGTTTAGCAGATATAATGAAACAACGACACAATACACAATTCTTTACAGATGAAGTACCAGAAAAATCTGTAATAGATAATATATTGCAAGAAGCACATAAATTAACTCCTCATAAAAATAACTTTTATAGATATAAAATAAATGTATGGGGTCCTGAACATAAAGAAGAAAAAAGATGGATAGGTATTTGTTCAGTAGGTGGCGAAGGTAAAGATTTCTTTAGAGAAAATCCTACAATAGAAAATTTTAGAAAATTAGAAGACATCTACGATAGGTGGACTTCAAAAGAAAATGCTAGAAAAGGTTATCCTAAAGTAGAAGATTGTAATTTTAATACACAGGTTTTAGCACCATATCTATTAGTGTATACACATCAACCTGATTTTAAAACTAAAAGTCAATTAGAATCAACTTATAATAAATCAGGTAATCTTGAAAAAATATTTAAACAACAAAAAAGTAATAAACAAGATATGGATTGGATTATTCAATCATCAATGCACGGTATAACAACTGCTTATTTGTGTACTGAACAAGGATTAAATGCTTCTTTCTGTAGATGTTTCTTTTATGATGAAATAATGCCTACTGATATATTGTTAAAATCTAAACAACCTAAAAAAGATATTGCATTTTTATTAGGTATTGGTTATCAAGATAAATCTCAAAGAAGACACGTAAGTTATGTATCAAAACCTAATTATAATGAAATTATAGAATGGAAATAAAAGTTAAAAATAAAACTATAGATTTTTTTCAACACGATATATCAGAAAAAAATAAAGTAGCAGTAAGTACTTCTAGTGGAACAGATTCTAGTTTAGCACTTTACTTAACAGCATTATGTTTTCCTAATAGAAAAATTATTCCATATCATATGGAAGAATCACAATACCCAGGTCAAAAACCTAGTTTGTTTAAAATTGTTGAGTATTTTAATTCCATTTTACCTAATAAAAATATAACAGAACCTTTAATTGATTCAGTTGATTATTGTACAAAAGGCTCTAAATGGAAATTAGAAGCAATTAAAACGCCTGGTGATTTACCAATAAAAGAAGATGGTAATACAGGACAAGCTAAAATATTAGCAAGTAAATATTATGAAGAAAAAAGATTTGAAAATGGAGATGTTGACTATATGGTTTGTGGTTCTACTAGTAATCCTCCAATGGAAGTTTTAAAAGATTCAAATGTTGTATATGAAGAAAGAAGAAGTGGAAGATTAAATCCTTTAATAGGACCTAAACATTATTTACCTTTCTATCATTTAGATAAGAGTTATATTGCAGAAATGTGGAAGAAATATAATTTAATGGATATATTCAAAGAAACAATTAGTTGTATAGAATATAATAATCACGGATCAAAAAAAGAATTACCTTGTAAAAAATGTTATTGGTGTTATGAAAAGTTTTGGGCATTTGGTATGTATGATGGAGGAATTAAATGAAAATAGTTGCTGTTAGAATAGGTGATAAGTATGGTCCTGAATATGAAAAGTATTTAGAAAGTAAATTACCAGAACACGAATTTATATGGGTTAGAGAACCTATCAATGATAAGATACAATTACAATGGAATAAAATGTATGCTATGAATTTAGATATAGATGAGCCTGTTGTTGTAATGGACATTGATGTTATATTAGTAAATGATTATAAAAAGTTATTTGATTATCCTATAAAGAAAGGACAATTTCTAGCAATACCTGGTTGGTGGAGAGATACAAGTGGTAAGAAACATAAGATTAATGGAGGTTTCTTTAAGTACTATCCTAAAGATTGTAAATATATTTACGATAGATTTATGCAACAACCAATATATTGGCAAAAATATTATATATCAAAAGGTATTGCAAAAGGTCCTGTTAATGGTGAACAATATTTTGTAGAGGATAGTGCCAATGAAAGATTAGAAGTAATTACTGTACCTGAAAGTTGGGTTACTAGATGGTGTGCTAAAGAAGATATAGGAGTTAAAAATTTTGATTTGATTGAATGGAAAGCAAAAATACAAAGACAATATTACGAGGTAACTGGTAATGATTATATCTATTTAGGTGGTGAGTTTCATCCTGATATAAAGATGGTACACTTTACACACTCTACAAATAAACCACACGATTGGGAAGATATAAATGACTTCTATAAGTAATAATTTTGATGAAAGATGGAGAGTAAATATTGATATATCTAATAGATGTCCTTTAGAATGCCATTCTTGTTCAAGACAAGTATGGTATAGAAATAAAGGTTTAAAGGTTCCTGGTAAAGATATGTCATTAGAAGTTTTTAATAAAATTATTAGTCATTATAAACAAGTAAATTTTTGTGGTCAAGTTTCAGATCCAATACATCATCCTAAATTAATTACTTTTTTAAATATAATGAAAGAAAAAAATATAATGGCAGTAATACATACTGCTTCAGGCTATAAATCAAAAGAATGGTTTATAAAAGCATTTAAAACAAATCCAGACGCTAGATGGTTATTTGGTATTGATGGAGTGCCAGAGGTAAGTCATACTTACAGAATTAATCAAGATGGTGTAAAGTTGTTTGATATAATGTTAGAAGCTAAAAAGTATTTAAATAAAAGACCTGTATGGCAATATATTCTTATGGATTTTAATTTAAAATATCTTAATGAAGCAATGAATTTAGCAACAAAACATAATTTAGAATTTAAACAAATTATAGACAGAAAAAATTTAAGTGAAGGAGGTTACATTGAGCAATTTAAAACCTAAATGTTTTGGTAGAATGGAAGCTGCTGTTAATGCTCAAGGGTTTTTATTACCTTGTTGTTGGTGTGACCAACCTCCAACTTTAGAAGATAAAAATTTTAAAAAATTAATTAAAGATAAATTTCATTTAGATAATGTTGAAAAGATTAGTGATGTAATTTATTCAGATGAATGGCAAGAGTTTAAAAAAGATTTAAAAGAAAGTAATTATGAAAAACTACCACCTATATGTAAAATAAAATGTGAAGGTGATAAGATTAATGTTATTAAAAAATATCCAGAAGGAACAATTAAATCATAATGAATAAAACTTATTGTCCTGTATTATTTGATACAATTTATAGTAGCAATGCTGATGATTGTTATAATCTATGTTGTTTTGCTGAAAGAGGACATCCATTAGATAAAAAATATAAACAAAAGACACACGAACCTTTTGAGTTCTTTTTATCAAAAGAGATGGACGAAATAAGAGATAAGTCTTTAAAAGGAGAAAACATTGCTCAATGCAAAAGATGTTATAAAGAAGAAAAAGAAACAGGCTATTCAAATAGAAATAGATATATTTACGAAAGAAGATTTGAAACATTACCTGTTAAGGTTGAGAAAGTAAGATTTAAGTTAAGACATTTTGGTAACCATTGTAATCTAGGTTGTTTGATGTGTCATCCTTATAACTCAACAACTAGAACAAAAGAATTAAAAGATATAGGTTTATATAAAGACCTTTATGCTAGTTATAATAATCCTGTGTATGAGAATTTAGATTATAAATCTTATCAATTATTTAAAAATAATATTATTGAGAATATAGAAAGAATAAGTCAGATACAAATTACAGGAGGAGAGCCATTTCAAATACCTAAAGTTTGGCAGTTTTTAGTTGATGATATACCAAAAGAATATGCTAAAAATATTAATTTAG